CTCTGTTGATAATACCAGTGGATTCCCCCAGAACTATGGTTTGATTCGTATTAATGATGAAATCATCACATATACTGGAATCACAACCAATAGTTTTACTGGATGTATTCGTGGTTTTAGTGGAATTACCTCATTCAGAAACCCTGATGACACTGAAGATTTAGTATTTTCTACTTCTTCGTCAGATTCTCACTCTGAAAATGCAAGGGTTGAAAACCTGAGTGTTTTATTCTTAAATGAATTTCTGACAAAAGTCAAAAAACAAGTTTTACCTGGACTTCAAACCAGAGATTTAGATGCAGATCTGAATCAAACAGAATTTATTCGCCATTCAAAGGATTTTTACTCTACAAGAGGAACTGACGTATCCTTCAAAATCCTTTTCAAGGCTCTTTATGGAGAGGACGTAGAGATCATCCGTCCAAGAGATTATGTAATTTCTCCATCTTTTGCAAATTACAAGAAACAAAGAAGCATTATTGTAGAGGCAGTCTCTGGAGATCCATTCGATTTAGTTAATAATACTCTTTTCCAAGATGCATATGAAAATATTTCTAGAGCATCTTCACCTGTTGCTAGCGTAGAAAGAATTACTGTTGGTATTTTAACCGACGTATTCTATAGATTAGGCATTGATGGATCCTTTATTCAGAATACAGGCACCTCAAACTTACTGTATGATCAGTTTTCCACACATGCAAAAACACAAGTAATTGGTGAAGTTGGAATTGGACAAACTATTGTTGATGTAGATTCAACTTTAGGTTTCCCCAGTGCGGGAACTTTGTCGGTAATTTACAAAGATTCTACTGTTGGTGTTGTAACTTATACCTCAAAAACCGTAAACCAGTTTTTTGGAGTTGATGGTGTAACTTCAGTAATTGGTGATGGTGCAGAAATTGATCAAAACACGTTTGCATATTCTGCAGGGCTTGGCAGAACTGATGGTATTCGTGTCAAAATCAGATCTGTACTCAATGATTTAGAGATTCCCAACAATACTCATAACCAAAAAATTGGTTCTAGAATCAAAATTAAATCCCTGGGTAGAATTGGAGAAGACGTAAGATCAAATAATTGGTTCTTCAATACTGCTCAGAACTACGAAGTTGAATCATTAACTCTCGTTGACGACACTAACGGTATTTTTAGACTTGTTACTAAGGATTTTAACATCCTGAAAATTGGCGATAAACTAAACTTAACTGATACTGGTGAAGAAATTATTGAAAACTTCATCGTTAATGACGTGTTCAATGAAACAACATGTCTGATTAGAGGTTTTGGTGTTGCTAACCCAGACACCATTCTCAAAGTCACGAGAACTTTATCAAAAGTAGACTCAGATATTCACCAAAATCTCAGTGCAGTTACGGCTGACATACAGAATGTTTACCTTGGATCTGGTAAAAACTTAGTGGCAGCGCCTTCAATTCCTCACTTTGCTGACACAAAGATCAATCCAAAAACTCAAAAAGTTGCTTTTTCGGGAACATATCGTGCCGGAGAAGATACTTTTAAAATTACTGATAGAATTGACCACAACTACTATACTGGAGATGCAGTTTATTACACTCCAGAGAAAAATGCAGATGGAGATATTGTAACTTCACTTGGTTTTGACGAGGGATTATACTTCATTAGAAGAGTTGATGAAAACAACATCAAGTTGGCAAAGAGCCCTTCTAACTTATACAACAACATTTTCCAAAAAGTATCTTCATCAATCCCCATTCTTACTATAAACTTAAACACTATTGAGAAGTATAACTTCAAAAACAAGAGTATCAAACCACAAAAACTCTTAAGAGAAGTTGCGAATCCAGTTAATGATGGTGTAAAGCGTCAGACTACATCAGGATATAATGGCATTTTAATCAATGGTGTTGAAGTTCTTAATTACAAATCAAAGAATTTTGTATACTATGGAAGAATCAACAGTATTGATGTAGTTTCTGGAGGAAAAAATTATGACGTTGTTAATCCTCCAGTCTTAAGAATTAAAGATGAAAATGATGCTGGAGTAACTATTGGTGCTGGAGCTACTGGATTTCTGGCAGTAAATGGTAAATTTGATGAAGTCAGAGTTTTAGATCCTGGTTTTGATTACCTGGATGTTCCTAGAGTAAAAATCTCTGGCGGTAATCCTACTAGGCCTGCAGTTGCTGAAGCAAAGTTGTCTGTAGTTCCTCATGAAGTTACTTTCAATTCAACGGGTATTGGATCCATTGGAATTGGTTCGGCAACTTCTTCTGTTGGTAGAATTGGATTTTCTACACACCACAAATTTAGAAGCGGAGAAAGAATTTTATATCGTACCTTCGGAAAACAAGCATTATCAGGACTTTCTACAGATGCAACATATTTTGTTTCCGTAGTAGACCCACAAACGGTTAAATTACACACAAAACTGAATGATGCGATCTCTGGCATTAATACAATTTCCATAGCAGACTATGGTGTAGGATATCATGCTTTACGATCCTTAAATGGAAAAGCGATTATCAATACGATCACTTTGATTGATGCTGGTGAAGGATATCAAAACAAAAAAAGAACTTGTGGAACTGTTGGTATCATAACAGCTCTGAATATCATTTCAATCCCAAATCACGACTTCAAGAGTGGTGAAATAGTATCTTACTCTGTAGATGGCACAGAAGTCACAGGACTCTCAACAACTAGTGATTATTACGTTACTGTAGTAGATAAAGATTCATTCAAACTTTCAGTTGTTGGTCTTGGTACAACGACAAATGATTTCTACTACAAAACAAAGCAGTATGAAAATCTTACGAATGTCGGTGTAGGAACTCACACATTCAACTATCCAGACATCAAAGTAGAACTTATTGGTTCTGTAGGAATATCTTCAGTAGAAGGAAAGACATACCAAGCAGTTTTACAACCAATAGTAAGAGGTGAAATAACCTCTATCCACTTAGAAAACTCTGGTGTTGGATATGGATCTTCGGAAGTAATTAATTTTAAGAGATCACCATCGATAGATCTTCTTTCTGGTCAGGATGCAGAGTTAACCCCTATTGTTAATGCTCAAGGTAAAATCGTAGACGTTATTGTAGATAACGCTGGATTTGGATACAACTCTCCACCAAGACTAATTGTAACCGATAAAGGAAATGGAACTGGGGCATATCTCGTTCCTGAAATTGGTCCAGGACTCAATGCATCAGGTGAGACTGTACAAGGAACAATTAAATCAGTAAGCATCAATCAAGCTGGCATTGGATATGGTGTTTCTACAACTTCAATTTCTGTAGAATCTGCAGGATCTGGAGTAGAATTCAATGTAAATCTCCAATCTTGGAGAATCAATGAATTTGCCAAGAATTTGACCAACATTACTGAAGATGATGTATTCATTTCTCCAGGAACTAATATTGATAATGAACTTCAGTGTTCATATGTATATGCACCAAGAAGTCTGAGACAAGTTGTATATGCAACTGATCAGGGTGGAAGAATCCTTTACGGTAAAAAAGACCTCAACCTTGTTGATGGTGTAGAAAGAATCAATAACGATAACCACTCACCAATTATTGGATGGGCTTATGATGGACACCCAATCTATGGTCCATTTGGTTATTCAACAAAATCTGGCGGAACAATCGTCCAATTAAAGTCTGGATATTCTCTTGACATTAAAGCAAATAGACCACCACTGAGTATATTCCCAGAAGAATTCTTTATTGAAGACTTCTCTTGGGCAAATTCAACTGATGAAGCTGTTCTTGACCAAAATAACGGAAGATTCTGTATCACTCCAGAATATCCAAACGGAACTTATGCATACTTTGCAACCTTTGACTTAACACCATCATCCGACGGAGTATTCAAGAACTTCAAGAAACCACGATTCCCATATTTGGTTGGAGAAAACTTTAATTCCAAACCAAATCCATTTAACTACAAAAGAAAATCGAATCAAGATGATATTGATTTGAATACTTCCGATTGGATTAGAAATACTTATGCATATTCTCTGAGAGGTGAAAATAGTGGTTATGGTTATGTAAGTCAATCATACAAATATGTAAATCAAGACTCCCTCATTAAACATGTTCAAAAAGGATCTGTAGATTCTGTTGGAATTATTACTGGTGGTTCAAAGTATCAAGTAAACGATAAAGTTGTTTTTGAGCAAGATGAAACGGATGGTTTCTTTGCTGCGGCTAAAGTTCACAAAGTTCTTGGTATTGGCATAGGAACATTATCTGTCTCTAGTTCAAATCTAGATGGGGTAGAGTTTTATCCAGTAGGAATAAATGGAAACTTTATTGGAATCAATACTGGAAAGCACGGATTCTTAAATACAGATACCGTTATAATTTCTGGTTTATCAACTACTTCTTCTCTCTTAGAAGGGTCTTATCAGATTGGTGTTACAACAAGTAAGTATAGATTAGATAAAGCGGTATCTAATTCAAACACCACTGGAATAGTAACTTATTTCTCACTGTTTGGAAACCTGAATCCTGAGTTTATTAGAGAAAATGATATTCTCAAAGTTGATTCTGAAGAAGTTAAAGTTCTGAACGTTGACAGATTATCTTCTAGAGTTCGAGTTCTGAGAGCAGTAAATGATACAGTTTCCGCTGCTCACACAGCCACGGCGTTTGTAGAATCTCAACCAAGAAGTTTTACTGTAAATGTTGGTTACACGACTGCATTTAATAGAAATAGAAACAGAGAATATTATTTCGATCCACTAGAATCCGTGGGTCTTGGAACTAATTCTGGAGTTGGAATTGGAATTACACTCAACTTCTCAAACCCAGGCGCAGGAGTAACTCAATACTTCGTTTCAACTAGATCAATTTATCTCCCAAATCATAGATTTGAAACTGGTGATACGCTAACATACCAAACAAATACTGGAGATACAATTGGAGTTGCTACTGTTGGTGGTGGATCTTCAATTCCTTTGACAAACCATTCACTCCTTTTCGTTGCAAAACTAGACGAAGATTCTATCGGACTTTCTACAGTTAGAGTTGGATTAGGAACAACTGGTGTATTTGTCGGAGCTGCTGCCACAACATCTCATCAGGGACTTCTCTACTTTGTTGGTTTAGGAACTGGTTCGCATCACAGTTTCAAAATTTCTTATCCAGAAACAATAACAGGAAACGTTGAAAAGAATTTGGTTTCTGTTTCTGCAGCAGGAACTCATGGTCTGTTTAATAATGACACTGTTTTTGTTGATGTAAATCCATCAATCTCAACTTCTTTTGCAATCAAGTATAATACACCAAACAGAAAACTGGTTACTACTGGAATTGCATTCACTTCTGGAAATGTAACTACAACCAGCGATAATCTTTATCTTGCAAATCATGGTTTAGTTACGGGACAAAAGGTAATACACTCATCCTCATCTCCATCTGGTGGTCTTGCAAGCGACAAAGAATATTATGTCTATGTTGTTGATAGAAATAATATCAAACTGACCGAAAGTAAGTTTGATGCAAGTAGAGCAATTCCTTCCATTGTCTCAATTACAAGTGCTTCCAGTGGAACCATCTTCCCAGTCAATCCTCCACTAAAACTCTACAGGGATTCAAATGTAACTTTTGATCTGTCCGATGTTTCCCTTTCATATAACAAGAGTGGAATCAAGTTCCCTGCATTTAAGTTTGAACTTTACACAGATTCAAACTTCACTAATCTCTATGACACTAATGGAAATGATGCAACGTTTGCTGTCACGAGAACTGGAACTGTTGGTGTAACCACAGATGCAACCATTAAACTAAGCGTTGATAAGTTTACTCCATCAATTCTCTACTATAGACTCATTCCTCTAAACATCAGTGACAACCCACTGGTTAACAGAGAAATTGTAAATGATTCCGATGTATCTTTGAATAATGAAATTATCGTTCAAGATAGTCTTTTTGATGGTGAATATAAGATCATTAAAACCTCTGACAATACTTTTACATACAACTTACCAAAATATCCCGAAAGAGATTCTTACAGTTCTACAGAGTCTAGTTTGTCCTACAAGACAAATTCTAAAACTGCATATGGTGCAATTACTGATATTCTGATTAACAATAGAGGAAAGGGATATACAAAAGTTCCAGGCATTACAACTGTAACGTCTTCTACAGGAACTGGAGCAATTCTTGAGGCTTCAAGCAAGTCGATTGGTAAGATCAGCAAAACCACAATTGAAAATATTGGTTTTGACTATCCTGCGGATAGAACGCTGAGACCAGATACCAAGATCCCACAAATTCTTAGAATTGAGCAACTTGCAGGTTTCTCTCGTGTTGGAGTCACTTCATTCGGTAAAAATTATAATGTTCCTCCAAAGATTGTAGTTGTTGATGGAAGAACCAAGAAAGTCATTCCAGATGTTGATCTACGCTATGTAAAAGACCAAGAAACCTTGGATATCGTTAGAAACACCTTTAGTCTTTCTAATGTAACTCCAACTCTCATTCCGACTGAGAATTCTAACGGAATCAGAGTTTCTAACATGACTTTTGATTCTACCACTCAAGATGTAACGGTTACTTTAAGAGATTCTTTCAGCACTCTTAATACTTTCCCATTTGAAGTAAATGACAAGATACTTGTTGAAAATACTAGCGTTGGTGTTGGTTCTACTGGGTTAGGATACAACTCAGCAAACTATGACTACTCCCTCTTTACAATCACAAAAACTCATCCCAATCTTGGAGGAATTGGAATCGTAACCTTTAGTATGGCAGGACTCCTTGAGTCTGGTGAAATACCCGGATTCTACAACACTGGTAATTCAGCTGGTGTCATAGTTCCAGAGAAGTTCTTCCCAACATTTGATCCTACTCTTGAAACTCTAGGATTTAGAGAACAAGATGAAATTACTGATGGAACCTCCGTCGGAAAAGTTTATCAGTTAGATACTGAAAGTAAGTATCTGGTTGTTGAAAGTGATAATGATTTCAAAGTTGGAACTGAAATTCTTTCTGAGGTTACTGGATCTAAAGGTCTTGTAAAAGAAAGAATCGCCTTTGATTCTAAGTATTCATTGGATTACTTCTCTGTTGTTGAAAGTGGTTGGGAATACACGACAGGATTCCTGAACAATGAACTGCAGAAAGTTCATGATAACGAATACTATCAAAACTTCTCATATTCGATTAAATCACAAGTTCCATTTGAAAAGTGGAATAATGTTGTTAGCTCTCTGAATCACACTTCTGGATTTAAAAAGTTTAGTGATCTTCAAGTTGAATCTGTTCCTACAACTAAATTAACCCCAACTCCAATCGATGGAACGACGATTGAAGTTAAGATGGATAGTTTGTATAATGTCAACACATATTCAAACTTTGACTTAGTTCATGAAAACTATTTGACTAATAGAGTTGTTGCATTCTCGGATGAAATTAACTTCACTACAAGAATTCTGACAGATTACTCAGAATCTATTACTAACCGAGTTCTGAGAATTGATGATATTAGTGGTTTGTTCAACAATCTCCCAAGAGCGACTCCATTCAGTGATGCATTTAGAAGAGCTATTTCTGAGTCAAGATTGCAAAAATATATCACATATGTGAAGGACAGACTCTTTACTCAAGAAAGACAACTACTGATGGTTACCACCTTGAGTGATACTGTCCGTGGAATATCGATGATTAACCAATATGGCAGACTCGATCCCGTCCTAGATCTTGGTTCATTTGATTCCGTTGTTGAGGGTAGTGATTCTGTACTGAGATTCTTCCCAACTAAGTTTAGATTAAACAACTATAACGTTATCACAATGTCCTATTCAATGGACCAAATTGGTGATGTTGTTTCTTCTATTGGTAGCACTACAATTGGAGATTCTACAGGTTTTACTGGATCTCTGGTAAGTCTTGCATCTTCGAGTGTCACTGTTGGAGGCGGCAATACTGTTACCTTAGCAACTTTATCTGGAATTGGAACAACAGCATCCAACTTCAGATCTGCTAAGATACTGGTTCTTGCTGAGGCCAGTGATGGTAGAATTGAGTACGACGAACTTAATCTCATTCACGATGGTACAGAAGTTGAATTACTTGAGTATGGTCAACTGAGCATTCACTCTCAAGATGCATATTCTGCGATCGGAATGGGAACATATGGCGTATACTTATCAGGTTCGGATGTCATTGTAAGTTATGATTCTGACCCAGGTATTACAACAACCGTTATTAACACCATCACGGTTGGTCTTGCAACAGAATCGTATATTGGCATTGGTACAATCAATCTTGCATTTGGTAGTCTGACTGCAAAGTCAACTACAATAACCTCTTCTGGTTCTCCAACTGCTGTTGGAATTGCAAGTTTTGCGAATGAATTTGATGCTGGTTATTGCATTGTTCAAGTTTCTGATACCTCAAACAATAGACATCAATTGTCCGAGGTTCTGATTATTGACGATGATGATGACGTATACTTGACTGAGTATGCAAACATCGAAACCTTCGCTGGTCTTGGAACCATGGGAGGAGTTAGAACTGGTGATAGAACGGAATTAACATTTACGCCAAACTCTGGAATCGATGTTCACGTCAAGACGTTTACTCACTCTCTCAGAGATACTGAGGCCACTAATATTAGTGAAAATGTACAACTCAATAATATTGCAATCGAAGATAACTTCTCGGTATACACTGGAACTGAAGTTGAAGTTAAGAAGGACTTCTTCTTAACCCATAAAGAGAATCCAGTATTCTTGAGAGTCTTTGATGGTTCTAGCGATTCAATTGTCGATGTAGATGCTAGCACTATTCTGGTTCCAAACCACTTCTTTGTGAGTGGTGAAGAAGTTGCTTACACTACCTCAGGTATTAGTACAAATAGCATTGGAATTGCAGCTACAACAATTCCTGGCGTTGGTTCAACTGACAAATTACCAGAAACTGTTTATGCGATTAAGGTTGATGAGAAGAAAATTCAACTCGCAGCAACCGCAGAGAATGCTCTCAAAACAATTCCAATCGCACTTGACTTCACTTCTGTTGGTATTGGCACGTCTCACGTTATTACATCAACCAAACAGAACAATAAAGTTCTGATTTCTCTGGATAATGTGGTGCAGACTCCTATTGTAGGAACTTCTGTAACATCATCCTTGTCACAGGACTTTAGTGTTTCGCAAGACATTGCATTCTTTGTTGGATTGACATCATTCTTTGGAGGAGACTCTGTTAAGATTGGTGATGAAATTATGAAGATTCAGGGTGTTGGTATTGGAAGCACAAACGCCATCAAACTCACCCGTGCGCTCGCAGGAACGACTTTAGTTGCACATAGCAGTGGAGAGACCGTAACCAAACTTAGAGGCGATTACAACATCGTAGGAAGCACTCTGAGCTTCATTGATGCTCCATTTGGTAAGAGTCCCATTGGAACTTCTGTTGGACCAGGTGATGAACGCGACTTCCTTGGAATTACATCATCCTCTACTTTCAGTGGTAGAAGTTTCATGAGATCTGGAGTAGTTGGTAGTTCTGAAGAAACTTATACGAAGAACTACATCTTTGATGATATTTCCCAGAACTTCTCTGGAACCAAGAACGCATACACTTTAACTTCTTCTGGATCAAATGTAATTGGTGTTTCCACATTCAATTCTATTCTTCTTGTTAATGGAATCGTACAAGGTCCTGGCGCAACTAATGATTATACATTAAGCGAAACCTCTGGAATCACATCAGTAACATTCACTGGATCTATAAGCACTACAGCAGTATATAATCCAAATGATCTGAACGTTCCTATTGGTGGTGTCATCATCTCTGTTGCAGGAACAAATGGATTTGGGTATCAACCACTCGTTAGTGCTGGTGGTACGGCTGTTATTTCTGCAGCAGGAACTGTTTCCTCTATCTCAATCGGAAATAGTGGTTCTGGTTATAGAAGCGGAATTCAAACCACTGTTAATGTTGGTGTTGCAGTTTCCTCTACAGGAACTCCAAGCATCGCATTTATTGGAACCGCTGCCATTAGTAATGGAAACATCGTTAGCATTGCAGTAACAAATCCAGGAGTTGGATATACTTCTACGAATCCTCCTGTGGTCATAATTGATCCACCTCTTCCATATTCTGATATTGATCTCCAATATAGTTCTGACTCTGTTGGAAGTGGCGGAACTGGCGCTAAGATTAACGTTACCGTTGGTCAAGGTTCTAGCGTAATTAGTTTCTCTCTTGCCAACTTTGGATTTGGTTATGGATTGGGAGACATTTTGACTATTCCAACTGGTGGTTCAACTGGTATTCCAACTACAGCATCTTCTGATTTCAAAGAATTCCAAGTCGAAGTTCTTGAAATCAATACAGATTCTTTCTCCGCATGGACTCTTGGTGACATTGAAGTTCTTGATGATTTCTCAAGTCTCTTTGATGGACAGAGAAAGTCATTCCCAATCACCCGTTCTGGACAGCAATTATCACTCCAGTCAGATCTCGGTTCACTGGTTAACATCGAAGACGTTCTGATTATCTTCATCAATGACGTTCTTCAGGTCCCTGGTTCTTCTTACTTCTTCATCGAAAATAGAAGAGGTCCATTTGGTGGTGGTAGTAGCGTAACTTTCGAAGAAGCTCCTAAGGCAGGAGACACTCTTAAGTTCCTGTTCTATAAAGGAACTAGTGGAACTGACGTTCTTGATAAAGAAGTTATTGACACTATTAAGGTCGGTGACGATTTAACTATTGGATGGGATCCATCACTTGGTCAGCAAAGTTTCTTACAACAAAATACAAGAGTTGTTACCACACTGAACTCCTCAAGTTCTGTTGATACCAACGTTTACTATGGACCTGCTCTGAGCGAAGACAGCACCCTTTACAGGCCTGTCGATTGGACAAAGCAGATGGAAGACAGAGTGGTCAATGGTCAATACATCTATAAGAATCGCGAACTGTATGAATCCATTATTTTCCCAACTGCCAACTTAATTAAGTCGGTGGGAATTGGTTCTACAGTAGTATTCGTTGATAGTGCAAGACCATTCTTCAATGCAAAGAATGAGAGTGCCATTGATTTGAATTTCCAGAAGGAAATCACCTTGATTGATTATTCTGCAAATGCTGTTGGTGCTGCAGCCACAGTTCATGTCACCGATAGTGGTGGAATTGAGAACTTTGTGATCTCCAACGGTGGTATTGGATATACTTCTACAAATCCACCAGAAGTCACAATAGGAACTCCAGTTGGTTTTGGTACAACTGCAAGAGCAACTGCGACTGCAACTGTTTCTGTTGCAGGGACTGTCTCTGCTATCTCTGTTGGATCAACAGTTGGATTTGGATATACTAATCAATCCTCACCTATCGTTCTTATTTCGCCACCAACAATCGAACAAGAAAAGAACACAATCGTTTCTTATGAAGGTGACTTTGGATTAATCACTGGTATAGGAACAACATCGACAACTGAAGCTCCTATTGGACTTACTTTTGATCTCGTTATACCAGAAAATTCTGTTCTTAGAAATTCCGATATAACAGATTATACATCAAGAAGTGGACTTGAAACTGGATATTATTTCACAGTTTATAATTCCAATGTTGGAACTGGCGTCACATCTCTTGATGAAACTAATAACCATGAGACTGGTATTATTGGTATCGGTAGTACCTTTATAGATAATGTATACAGAGTTGCATCTGTCGGTATAGCAACAACTTCAGCGATTGGATTTGGTGTTACAACTCTTACTAGAGTAACCGTCAGTGTTGCAAGTCACGAAGGTCTCCTCAGTATTCCAGGTCTTGGATTTAGTGATTTCTATGGCGAATACAGTTGGGGTAAACTCCAACTCTCGGATAGAAACAAAAATCATAATTATATTGCCAGAACCAGAAAAGGTTACTCTGGAATTACAACAGGTCCTGTCATTAGAAGAACAAACCGCCTGAGATACCAGGACTATAGCACATAAATAAAATTAAAATCCCAAAAGATGGCATCAATCATAACTGATCAAATTAGAATATTGAATGCTAAGAATTTTGTATCTGGAGTTTCTACTTCAGTAAATTCTTACTATGCATTCGTTGGACTTCCAAATCCAACTGAGATCCAGAGTGACTGGGATGATTCTCCCCCAAGTCCCACAGATAATTTTTCTAATGAATGGGACACTTGGGACACTATGATTGCTCTCAAGAAGATAACTCCAAGTGACGTAAAGCAGGTTGTCAATAAAAGAGTTTGGGCTTCAGGGACAACCTATGATTATTACAGACATGATTATAGCGTTGCAAATCCACCACCAAACTCAAGTGGTACATCGCTTTACTCTGCAAACTATTATGTAATTAATAGTGATAACAGAGTTTATATCTGCCTTCAGAACGGAACAACTCCAGAAACTCCAGATGGAAAACCATCTTTGGATGAACCAACATTCACTGACCTTGAGCCAAGAACTCCAGGATCTAGTGGAGACGGTTATGTTTGGAAATATCTCTACACTATTAAACCAACTGAGTTGATCAAATTTGATTCTGTTGATTTCATTCCTGTTCCATCAGATTGGGATAATAACGCAGAAACCTCTGCTGTCAGAGGTAATGCAGTTGATGGTAGTGTGAAGATTGTTGTTATTAAGAACAGAGGTGTTGGAGTAGGAACTGCTAACAGAACCTATACTAGAGTTCCCATCAAGGGTGATGGAAGTAATGCCGAATGCACAGTTGTTATCAATAATGACCAACAGGTCGATAGTGTAACAATTTCAAACCAAGGTTCTGGATATACTTTCGGCAATGTTGACCTTGCTGCTGGTGGAATTCCTGAGCCAGATACGGAACCAGTTCTCGATGTTATCATGTCACCAAATGGTGGTCATGGATACGACATTTACAGAGAACTTGGCGCATCAAACATTCTGATCTATGCAAGAATTGAGAATGATGTTGAAAACCCAGACTTCATCACAGGTAACGAAATTGCAAGAATTGGTTTAGTAGAAAATCCACTTATTTTTGGTTCTTCTCAGAAACTGATTTCAGAAAAAGCAAGTGCTGTTTATGCACTTCGTTTGACTGGTGTTGGTTATAGTTCAACCAAATTTACCGCAGACTCTCTGATAACACAAACCACAGGAACTGGTGTTACTGCTGTAGGTAAAGTTGTCAGTTATGATCAAACCACCGGTGTTCTGAAATATTGGCAAGATAGAACTCTTGCAGGATTTAACACTGTAGGAACTGCTCAGACTAACCCAACCTATGGATTTAATCTGACCCGTTTCACTTCCTCACCAACAACTGGCGGTAGTTTGACAATTATTGGTGGAACAAACAATCTGTCAATCAGTACTGATTTTAGTGGCTTCACTACCTCAATAAATAATAAGACATATTATCTTGGTCAAAACTTCACTAACGGAGTGTCGAACCCAGAAGTTAAAAAATATTCTGGAAACATCATTTACGTTGATAATAGACCAGCTATCAAACGATCTTCAAGTCAAAAAGAAGACATCAAAGTTATATTGCAGTTCTAACTAACTATGGCTCAACTTACAAATCTCAATGTTTCCCCATACTTTGACGATTTTGATCCGAATGATAATTACTACAGAGTTCTTTTCAAGCCAGGTTATCCGGTTCAAGCAAGAGAATTAACTGGTCTCCAGTCAATTCTGCAGAACCAAATTGAAAAGTTTGGCCAACACTTCTTCAAAGAAGGTGCTAAAGTAATTCCTGGTAACACAGCGTATACTCAGGATTACTTCGGAATCGAACTGAACAACACTCACTTGAGTGTTCCTGTATCATATTATGCAGACCAACTTGTTGGTAGAAGAATTATTGGTCTGGTATCTGGTGTAACTGCAATTGTTGACAAGGTTCTTTTACCTGAAGATTCAGAAAGGGGAAATCTGACTCTTTATATTTCATATCTTTCTACTGGAATCAATGACGATCAGAAACTGTTCACTGATGGTGAACTTTTAGCTTCTGATGGTGATATCATAAGTGGACCATTAAACAATCCGTTTATCCCTTCGGGTGAAGCATTTGCTTCTCTGATCTCTGAAAATGCATCTTCAACTGGATCTGCTTTTTCAATCGTTAACGGTGTCTATTTCGTTCGTGGCACTTTTGTAAATGTTGCTGACGAAACTCTTGTCTTAAGTCAATATACAAACAGACCAAGTGTTAGAGTTGGTCTTAGAATTCAAGAAGAGATCGTCAATGCAGATGAAGATGAAACTCTGACTGATAACTCTAGAGGATATAACAATTATGCTGCACCAGGTGCAGATCGTTTAAAGATCAGCCTTTCTCTCTTTGCAAAACCACTAGATGATTTCAACGATTCAAATTTCGTTGAACTTGCAACTATTAATGAAGGTCAATTAAGATCTCAAATTAAAAATACCCAATACAGCATTATTGCCGATGAACTGGCAAGAAGAACTTTTGCCGAGTCTGGTGATTACACAGTAACTCCTTTTGATGTTACTTTAAAAGAAACTCTTAATAATAGAACTGGAAATAACGGTTTATTTGAAGCAGGACAATTTACTTATTCCGGTGAACCTGCTAGTGAAGATTTAATTAACTATGTAATTTCTCCAGGAAAAGCATTTGTTAAAGGTTATGAGGTTGAAACTCTCAATTCAACTTATCTTGATGTTGCAAAACCAAGAACATCAAAAACCTTAAAGAATCAAGCAATTAATTATACAACTGGATCCAATCTAAGAGTCAACAGAGTATTTGGAAGTCCAGTCGTTGGTTTAGGAAATACTTATATTGTAAGTCTCAGAGATAGTAGAGTCGGAGTTACAAGTCTTACAGCACCTGGAAAAGAGATTGGTGTTGCTAGAGTTTATGACTTTGCTCTAGAGTCTGGATCATATTCATTCACCAATCAAAACATTAATGAATGGGATCTCTCCCTGTATGATGTTCAGACCTTCACTAACATCACACTGAGTGAGCCTATTACCCTTCCAGTCCCAACTTTTGTCAGAGGAAGATATAGTGGTGCTACTGGATTCCTCAGAAGTTCAGTATCTGCAGGCACGGCACTTACTGTATATGAAACTTCTGGTCAGTTTTTAAATAATGAACCATTTATTTTTGACGGTGTAGAAAATAATAGAGTTGCAACTGCAGTAACGACTCATGGATTTGCAGATGTCAAATCTGTTTATGGTGGACCACAAAATGGCGACGTTGGATTTGCAAAGACTTTTGCTGCAGATACAATCCAACAAGAGTTTATTAATGTTGGTATCGCTACAATTACTCCATATAATGCTTCTACTGGAAGAAGTATTATCAGAAGCACAAATACACTTTTCCCAGGAACAATTGTAAAACTGAATGATATTGTTCAGTTCACTGGACTAGGATTTGCAGAACCAACATTCGGTGAAGTTGTAAGTGTTGGATCAACCTCAATTGAAGTTGTTGGTGTTACAACAGTTACTGGTGTTGCAAGTGGTGCTCTTCCGACTGGATCGGATAACCTTTCAGTTACTGATCTGAAAATCCTCAAAACTCATATTAACAAGTCTGAGGATAATACATTATACACCCCAATGCCTAGAAACTTGATTTCTAATGTTGATTTAACCAATGCATCAATCAATATTAGAAGATCATACACTGTAAACATTTCTGGTAATCAATTGTCATCTGCTCTTGTTGCAGGAACCAATGAAACTTTCCTTCCTTTTGATGAAGAAAGATATAC